CAAAGAGGGTTCCCATAGGTTTGTCAGCCATTTATGCAGCCCTCCTTAAAGCGTTTCTTGCGGCAATTAAGGCCGCTATCTTTGGCATAGCCTTATTTATACCTACCCGGAAAAAAGGTCTTGCCCCGCCTCTCCATTGTCCGTGTCCGTACTCCATTTGAGTAGCCCACCATGTTTTATAGTTCCCTGCCATAATCCAGATATTTCTATGCTTGATCCCCGCAAATAGGTTGCTAAAATCTTCTTTCTTTTTGACATAACGGATACTTTTTATCATTGCGAATCTATCATCTCTTGCCGTCCAAATCTTACCCGCGTTTTTACCAGACTTATAAGGTCCGTGTTCTTTTCTGAGATAGGTTTTAGTCCCTGTAACATTTCCGTGTTTATCTTTGGTATTTCTTGTGTTCATTCCTATTATTTGAGGGTATAAAGTACTTTTCATTTCAGCTACAATGATCTGACAGGCTTCTTCCAAGACCTCCATGCTTACATCAGATATTTCCTGCAGGGCTGCTTGAGGGTTCCAATTCACCATATGCGCCATGTCACTCCCCCCTCTGTCCTTCAAAATGATAAAAGCACCGTTTAACCTTGTTCAAACAATCCTCCCGGTCTTTTACCCTGTGAATCCTCATGGAGGATTCAACCGCCGGGATAGAAATATCAATTAACTGACTGTATGGCATTCCGCTTTCAGTGAGTTTTATTTCAAATATCTTCTGATTTCGGCAGTCCATATACACATCCATTGCATCGTAGTTTTCCGGCATTAGCTCCACCATGCAAGTATCACATGGTGGAGCTAATGCCCTACGGCTATACACTTCTTTGCACCTATCACACGCCGTTACTACCGTGCCGTCTTCCATTGTTAGCCGTGACGAGCTTTGCAAATCTGCAAACTCAATCACGGCTATGAGTTTGGGAGTTCTGCCCCTTTCTTAACCTGTTCAGTTTCTATCAATGCTTTGAGCTTCTCGTTTACAAAGTCCCTGAATGTGGGATCGTCCATTCTCATAAGAAGGTTCTTGTTTTCAGCATTACAGGGGATTTCTGTTTTGTTTTTGTCAAAAAAGTCACCCCAATTAACGATAGAGCAATCATTCAGCATATACGCCTGTTTGATGTTGTCTACTATCTCATGGTTGAGTATTTGGAGCGGCCGGCCTTCTTTCTCATATGCAAAAGGCTTATTCTCAACACATTCCTTTCTTATCCTCAGATAATCGTCAATAGTGGGTGTTTTTAACTCTACCCACCCACCGCCCGGGAAATCGAATTTGACACCTTCTTTTTTCTTCAAATCAAAAATCATAAGTTCTCCTCTTTTACGATGCTGTTACTGTCAATGTCGCGCTACCTACAATGCCAAGCAATGTCGCTGAAATAACGGACGACCCGGCGCTTAAACCAACAGCAAGACCGGAAGCCGTAACAACTGCATCTGCCAAAGTTGCGGAAGACCATATAACGGAAGCTGTCAAATCTGCCGTTGAACTATCAGAATATGTACCCGTTGCCGTCATCTGCTGCGTTGCACCTTCTACAACCGACAATCCACCACCTGTCACAGCGATGGATACAAGAGAAGGTTTCAAAACCAATTCGGCTGCCGAAATCTGAAACTCATATGAAGTTGTTTCAAGACCGTTACGTTTTGCATTTGCCCCGCCTACCCTTGAAACGTAGATTAAACCACCCGTATCAACTGTGTAGTAAGATGTTGCATCACGCATAAACTTGATTGCATTCGGGCCGTATCCTGTGCCGGACGTACAAGCCGCATCAAGTAATGCCTGTCCTGTAAGGTCTGCTGGGTCTGCCAGTACATTCGGAACGCTGATTGTACCAGGGTCAATAGTCCCATCAGGCACTTTCTTGTCCACTGCATAGCCAAATTCATTCGCCTCAATGAACTTGGCAGCTTTCCCGGATGCTGAATATTCGCTCATTCCGAGTACCTTGTTTGCTCCGATGTAAACGCCTGCTAATACTCCTGTTTTTATTGCCGCTCTTGCGCACATAATTTATTACCTCCTGCGTTTTATTTGCTGACTCAGGGCAAAGAAAAAGGCAGCATAGTAGGTGTGTAGCCCTACACGGCTGCCTTGAAATTTCTTTTGTTTCCCTGTAATTGATCAGATTACGGGAAGCCCTAAATTTTTAGTTTGTTAAATCATGAATCTCCTTTTAATTTAAACTTGTGCGAATCTCATATTCTGCTATTGCGTGCCAGACTTTATTCCCTGCGTCCGGCGTTGGAATATCCTCTGGTACACTGCCGCTTGATCTGCTTGATTCTCTCATCCATACAACTGTGCTTCCTGTCATGGTTAATGATTTTTCATGGAACAATTGCCTCGCAAGGAATCTAAGCCTTTTTGCATCTGCCGCATTGACTATCGAGAAGAAATCGAACTGAATTAAATGATCTGTGATTTCCTCTGTAAAAGTATCATCATTGACACTGGAGACTGACCAGAATGCGGCATAAGGATAATTAGCATCTGTTGCATCACCGTCAAATAGCTGACCGTTCAACGCTATCCACAAAGCGTTATTTTCGCCACCCGTAAGGGCGTTGAACTTTGTTATTATGGCTTCTGCAAGTTGATTTTCAACGTCTGCGGAATCAGGCATTTTTCACTCAATTTCCTCAAGCCGATATTTTTTAATAATCGGCATCATGTGTTCTACATCTCCATCTTCTGCGTTAAAATCTGCCGTTATTGTCACAATCCCGTTAATGGGTATATGAATCTTTAAATCTTTACAGTGTTTCAGCCCTAACGCTTTTGCTATTTCATCGCCAAGTTGCCGGCCTCTTAGTATTGCCATGTTATGAAGCCTCCTTACACAATATATCCAGCCATTCATTCGCTTCATTCGGGTTCGTCACGCCCACGATTGCAAAGTAACGATTGCCGTAATGTATTCTCCAAGAACTCTTTAAAACTAAGCGGTAGCGTATCCGTATCCTATGCGTGATAGTTTGTACGGTTCCCATTGCTTTTATTGATTCTGACGCACTGACAGGCCATATAGCAGCCCAGACAGTAACAACATCTGTCCATGTAGTTGTACTCCCCCCCATGCCGTCCGGCACTTTGGCCTGATATTGGAAGGTGATTCTTTTATTGAGTTCGCTTGGGCTTGTATGCGCCGCCATTCTTTTATATGTTTCGTAACTTATTGCCATTAAAATTCATCCCATAAACGATAATTCATTAAAAAGTTCTTAATTACTTTTTCTAAAACTTCGTGCCGGTCTCCGTGATAAAAAGCGTCTTCCGCTGCAAACTTTACAGCCCTCTTTATATTCCGTGGTATCAACGCTGCGGTAGTCCAGCCGCAAACAAACCTAATCACAATGGGATTACTTGTGTAAGCGGTAAATGAAGGCCAAGAGACACCATACGGCAATACAACACGGCCCAGCCCTTCGCCGTTAGTTTCCCAAATATAGTCGGTTCCCTCTGTCAAGGTCGTAACCGTACCGCCTGAATCGGTATATTTTATATATTGAGTCGCCGGAACGTCCTGAAGGTTGCCGAAAGGAATTTTTATAAAGTCCTTATCAGAAGGAAACTCGTCAAGAGAATAATCCCAAGTCTGAGTTAATAAAGCCCTTCGGGTTATAGTTTCAGCGGTTTCCCGACCATCTGTTATAGCATCCGTTAAATCGTCATCCTCTGCCGTTTCACCTTCATTACACAGGATAGAAGTCCCAAACTCGCAAGCCGCCAGCAAGACTTTTGAAACCGTTCTGATATAGGCTTTATTGCCTGTATACTGCTTTTTGTAATCGGCGTTATCATTTGCCGTTGTTACCTGAGTAAACGGCTGCGCTACTCCGTTAATCTTCCATTCAACATATCCAGTAGCAAGCTGATCTGATTCCTCAATTATAGTGTCATTCGTTCCGGTTGCTGCATTTGTACCACAGTGTAAAAGTACTTCTGCCTGTTTGCCAGCGACTAAAACGCCGGTGCCGATATGAGTCGTGTAATTATTGGCAATCGCATGAGAACCGAAAGCCATTGACTGTGTGATAGTAAGGTTGTCGTCAAAGCTACCAGAATCGGCCCGCAAGTGCATTTTTAGCTCTGATAATGTGATAGGCTCTAAAGCTGCTGGGGTTATTAACTGCACTTTCATTTTATCGGCTCCGATCTCGCAATAATATCCGTCTTATCTTGTGAAGATTTGCATGAACCAAAGAAGTATTGAACCACCGCACCTACTCCCGCTGTTAATGCCCCGAAAAGATTACCAAGCAGAAATACGGCTGCTTGAGGGAGGTCTTCCGGGAAATGATTTGTGCATACAGCCCATATCATCACGCCTGTTGAGATAAAAAAACCTGATACATAAAGGTATGCCAACACGTAAAGGTTTATATCCCTCTTGCCTGTGGCCTTCATGCCCTCAATATTCATGCCTCTTGCATCCTTTACATCGGCAAGTTCAAGCCGCATCCTTTCCGTTTCTTCCTTCATTATATTCAACTGAAACATTTGATCTGCCTGCATCATCTTCAAGGCAAAGTCTTTATCCTGTGCCGCAAGTTCCTGTAACTTCTCCGGGGTGACTTCATCTTCTTTCAGGCCGAACACTGACGCGATGGCTTTAATGCCCTGAATGGCAAGGCCGCTACCGGGAACAAAAGCCTGAACAATCGGTAATGCGACATCCATTGTTTTGCTGAGAATGCCCTTGAAGTCCATGTTTATTTTCTCCCTTGATAAATCATAGAATAGTGGTTTCCATCGTTGAATCTACCTCCCCACCTGCAATCAGGGT